CCCAACAAGCGCGACAGTCGCCGCATTCATTATTGTTGTCAGGGGCTGGACAGCTTCGACTCTTCGTCGAGACTGTTGACGTATTGGCCCAGCTCTTCACTGGTCCCTGGTCAATCATCGGTGATGAAAATCTTACAACTAAGTTAGCTGGCGCGTCCTGCATATGGTCCTTGATCCACGCTTCACGTGTCGGCATCCAGTGACGCTTCGAAGGCGTCAGTCTACACACTTCGAAGATCTTCTCGAGATGGTCCACGTCCTGGACGTCGCCGCTGTCGTGCCATCTAAACACATCAGGCTTTTTAGAATTGATCAGCGTTGCCATTGCTTCAACCCATTGCGGGTGAGCTATTGCCTTCAGGCGCTTGTATTGAGCTGCTTGTACAACAGCGAAAACATAACAACCTTTTTCAGCGTAACAACCTGAACAAACTGAGTTAGGTATTAATTTTAATTTGTTGCCAGTCTTGCATTCAGCCGCTGGAATTCCAATTGCCCAGCCTGGCATCTTTGACGGTTTACTTAGCCCTCCAACCAGGGCCCATGCTTCACTTGTTTTCATACTTCTTTCTCCTTTAGTTTATAGGATACAATAACATTATAATTTAATCTTGTCAAGCTTGCGGCTTGTCGCTTGCAGCTTGAGGCTTGGCGCTTGTAGCTCGGTCCTTGATCCCTGAGCCATCGCCAGTGCTGCAAGTATACGCGGGCCATTGCTGGCCCGGGTTGTCTACTCATTTTAAGTATCCAATCTCTTTCAGGTAGTCATAGGCATCATCCATCGTGGATCTAAAATGCTCAGTCCTGTATTCGGCTGGACAGTCTTCGTCAGCCTGGCAGCACATAGCTGCCAGGTGAGCTGCAAGTATTTTTTCTTTGTCAGTCATCCTTCCTGTCCTCCATATATTTTCTTGATCTCTCCTGATCTTCCTTCACCATCCGGATGATCTCTTCCAGGGCGTCTGCTACTCTTCTGAGCTGTACAACTTCACCTCTTATGTTTGGTTCTTTTTCACTATTTATACTCATATGTTTTATTCCTTTCTAAATACATCCTACATTATCCTTGAGCCATTGTCAAGCGCTGCTTGCGGCTTGAGGCTTGAAGCTCAACTCTCTCCTTCTTTAGAATGATTTTTAGAATCATTCTAAACTGCATTTTATATTACCCGTTGCGCCTCCTGATCAGGGAACTCGGCGCACCATGGTGTTACACACATTGCTACCTTGCGGATCATCGCTAACGTACAGGGAAATGCCAGAGGCAAGATTTGGACGCTGGTGTACTCTTACTGATACTATTATTAGCAGGGCCATTGCACAGTCTCATCGGCCGTATTAGTACAATGGTCCAGCAAATAATGATCAGTCACTATGCTACGCGGGGCCGGTGCTTGCACTTATTAACCGACTTAGAAGAGGCCACCTCCGAAAGCTTAACCCGTGTTCTAGTGTTTATACTCACAGTCAACAATGACTGATCCCAGATCCAATGGCGTGGGCTTTACGTCCGACTTTGCCACATTGGATCAGGGATCAGTGCAGGGGAATTTTTAGGGTATCCCCTGCTCCTATTTTTTTATTTCACCTAAACAGAATAAAAAACATAATTAATATATAATCCTTGACTATCCTATTGTCAAGTAGTAAAACAAATTAAATTAATTAAATATAGAAAGGTCTAAAATGACAAAAATAAGAATGAATACTGAACTACGAAACAAGTTGTTCAATAAAATAAAAAATGTCTTTGAGAATGAGGACACGCAAGAGAAAGAGGCATTTCTTCAAGCAAGAGAAGATGTTGATAGACAATATGAACACGCACATAGATTAGCAGTTGATGTTGTTGAAAGAGCATATCCACCAGAAGATGTTTCTGTTTTAAGAACTTTTAAAAAGAAATATGGAACTCCTTGTGATGTTGTTGCAAAAGATAAATGCTTTTACTTTGCACATAGTGAGGACAAAGATGATGAGGGCGAAACAAAAGAAACTAAATCTCATTTTGATTTTGGTTTGTTTGGTAATCTAAATGGTAGTGAGTATAGTGATGAGGACGGCAAGAAATTTGCAGTTGCATATTTTAGAGAAGATTTAAAAGCAATGGATTGCAACCCAGATATCTTTGCACAACAATCAGAAAACAAGGACAACCCACACAAGACAAAACATGTTGAGGCTTGTATGAAAGCACTTGGATATAGTGGTAATAGTTATTCTAGTAGTGATAATAATACAGGAATGACTAAAACTTTTAATGACCAATACTATCTTGATGTCATTGGAACATCTTATTGCAGATCAAGAGCAATCGCATGTACCAAAGATGAGTACGAACAATTTGAGGCATGGCGAATTGCAAAAGGTAATCTAGTTGTTAATCATCAAAAGTGGATTGATACAATTATGAAACAATGCGATCAGTTAAAGATTGGATTGAAAGCATACAGATATCTTTCAGAGGGTATTGAACTTGCAACTGAACTTGGAATACAAGTTGATGAGGCAGAGTTAATTAGAACTAACTCAACGGGTTTGACTATTTATAATCCTAGCAACCTTGCAAGTATGATTAAAGGTATGAAGAACAAACATCAATCAAGAGAGGCGAAGATATTGGCAAGAAAAAAATATGAAGAAAGTCTAAATTAAAGTTTGACAATGTAAGGGATATCCTATAATATCCCTTACATAACTAGAAAGGTATAATATGACAAACAAAACATTTTACATAACTTATTGGGCTTCTAAACATAAGAAGCACATTACAAGAAAAGGAAAACATGACGACAAGTCAAGATATGGCACATCTAAACAAGGTGTTCCTTATTATGTTTATTATGACTTAGATAGTCATGGATATAGAACTGCAACAACATCATGGAAAGTGAGGCACTAATGGAGTGGTTTATATTGTTAACAATATTTAGTTTAATAGCACTAAGAATATGGAGAGATATCTAATGCCAAATAAACATTTTTGCCAAGGACCTAATTGCCATACACATGTTACACAAGATAGATTTCTAAAATCTCGTGGAGTAATTCGTGGAAGATATGCATACTGCGATAGGGACAATCAAAATTGGTATTCAGGCTCAGATAAATATTTCTGTAGTCAATCATGTAAGTTTGATTGGTTATCATTGAACATGGAGAATATCGAACAAGGTCGACCGATAGAGTTTATCAGACACAGACGAGAGAGCCAAGGTTATGCCAAGGTCAAGAACGAAGATCGTTGGGGTGGAGAATATCGAATTGAAAGAATAGGGGTTGACAATTAATATAATATAGGATATACTAGGACACATAACAGAAAGAGGTATAATGCAAATAAAATATAAAAACAAAACATACTCAATACCAAAACCATTTGACCAATGTTACTTTGGTGCAGAGCCTACTAAAGAGATGACAATCTTTAATAGATTCAGCGATGAAACATTTAGCCAGTCAGCAAAGCTACCGGCATTTGCTGTGGCGATCTATGATACAATCATTGGTGCAGAACGTACCGAGGATTATACCACAATGCAAAAAGGTTTGACGTGGTTCCAAAAGAACTTCGTTGATGAATACTACGTTCTGTTAGACTAGTAGCCAAGCGCACACCCCATGCAATCCTTGCATACAAGCATGGGTTGTGCGCCAGGCATCAAGAGAATTTGACCGAGAGACGGCATCCAAATCAGCCTCTGGCTTTTCCCTGTATGTTAGCAGTGACCGCAAGGTAGCGACTAAGAACTCGGACCGGTAGCGCCAGAGTTACCTGATCAGTATGGCGCTCCGGTTTTATGAATCGATAGAGGTACCAACCCGAGTTGGGTTTTTAAATTTTTTTACAAAAAGGTTTTTTTATTTTTATAAAAGGGGTCCCAATAGTTTGTATTTATGCCAGCTTTCATACATTTAAAGCCTTATAATACTTTTTTACTTTTTAAAAAAATAGTGTAAAAATTTTTCAGAAAATTTTTTTCAAATGATAAATAAAGATAAACTAAAGAACTTCGAGAAATTACCTGCCGACGTAAGAAGACAATTCTCATTACTTGCTGCGCAGTATGGTGAAAAGAAAAAGACTGCTGGAATACAAAATAATTTTATGGATTTTGTAAAACATGTCTGGCCAGATTTTATTGAAGGTAAACATCACAAAAAAATTGCAGATAAGTTTGATCAACTTGCACAAGGTAAAATTAAAAGATTAATTATCAATATGCCACCCAGACATACTAAGTCTGAATTTGGTTCTTATCTTTTACCTGCCTGGATGGTAGGTCGTAATCCTAAATTAAAAATTATTCAATCAACTAACACAACTGAATTATCTGTAAGGTTTGGTCGTAAAGCTAAATCTTTAATGGACTCTCCAGAATATAAACAAGTTTTTAAAACTAGATTAAATCCTGATTCTCAAGCTGCTGGTAAATGGGAAACAGAACAAGGCGGTGAATATTACGCTGCCGGTGTTGGATCAGCTATCACAGGTCGTGGTGCCG